TTTAGCAGACATCCGTGCGAGACTCGCACAATCAGAAGGTAACAAACAAGGCGGCAACTCCACCGGTGGCGATAATGCAATTTATCCACACTGGAACATGGAAGAAGGCGCAAGCGCAACACTTCGATTCCTCCCAGACGGCAACACTAAGAACACATTCTTTTGGCAAGAACGAGCAATGATTCGTTTGCCATTCAATGGCGTCAAGGGTGAAATGGAATCCAAACAAGTATATGTGCAAGTTCCATGCGTGGAAATGTGGCAAGAAACTTGTCCAGTGCTGACAGAAGTTCGCACTTGGTTCAAAGACAAGAGCCTTGAAGAAATGGGTCGTAAGTATTGGAAAAAACGCAGTTATATTTTCCAAGGCTTTGTGCGTGAGAACCCACTGGGCGATGACAAGACTCCAGAGAATCCAATCCGTAGATTCATCATTGGTCCTCAAATCTTCACAACTATTAAAGGAGCCTTGATGGATCCCGAGTTGGAAGAATTGCCAACAGACTATCTACGTGGCTTGGACTTCCGCATTAGTAAGGGCAGTAAAGGTGGCTTTGCTGACTACAATGGAAGCAAGTGGGCTCGTAAAGAAACAGCACTTACTGAAGCTGAACAAGAGGCCATTGAGAAACATGGTCTGTTTGACTTGAGCACATTTATGCCCAAAAAACCAGGCGAAGTTGAACTCAAGGTTATCAAAGAAATGTTTGAAGCGTCAGTTGATGGACAGAGTTACGACACTGCACGTTGGGGTCAGTATTTCCGCCCAGCAGGTGTTAATGCTCCTGCAGGCACCGCCACACCAGCCACAGTGGTTGTTGATGGACACGGTGATGTTCACGAAGTTGAAGCCAAACCAGCACCTGCATCGGCAGCATCAAGTGATTTTGATGATGAGCCAGCAGTGGCCAGTGCTCCAGTAGTGGCCAAACCATCTTCAGACAAAGCTCAAGACATTTTGGCAATGATTAGGGCCCGTCAAAAAGCGTAATAAATGTTATCGCATTTAGATCGCATTTTGTTTCCAGACCGCTGTGAGGTGAGAGAAATCATATCCTCACAGCGGTATGTCTATGTTATTTTTAAAAACGGACATAGCAGTATCAACGTTTCTAGACTAACTGATCCTCAACGAATTTACATTAATGAACAGATTCAAAAACTAACCAGTATTGATGTGATCATACGAAATCCCGGGGATCGGTTACTTTCTGGAATCAATACGTTTATACAACATACCCTTAGAGATAATCCTGGTCTTGACAAAAATACAGTAGAATGGTTTGCCTTAAATTACCTATCATTGGATCGCCATTATGCTTCGCAATTTGTTTGGTTATTAAATTTAGCGCGGTATTTAAATCCTGATGCAATATTAAACTTATTACCAATGTCGGCCGTTGGAGAAATCACTAGAAAAAATGTAAAACCAGACGGAGTTCTTCAAGCCGATTCAGCACTAGTAGAAAAAATTTCATCAATAAAAAATAATGAAATGTATCAACGTATAGATGCTGTAATATTTAATTGTGTTGGGCAATCGCTGACTTGGCAAGAATTATTACAAAAGATAAAAACTGCTGATCCTACGGCCTACAAGTATGTGGTTGAATACTCACAACAGATTTTAAATCCAACTTATGTATTGTCCTAGACTAGATCATTTTGTTCGCTTTAATCCTAACGGTACAGTTAGTCGCTGTGGACATATGGTCAATTCTCCACAATTTGCTTCATTAGAAGCAATGGAATCTAGTGAGTGGTTGGTTAATACTAAACATTTGATGAGTAGTGGTCAATGGCCCGATGAATGTGTTCGTTGTGAAGAGACTGAACCCGATAGCATAAGAGTATATGCAACAGAGTTAGACAGCGAAACTGCACAGAAAGATTACTTGCAAGTAGGTGGTGTGTTAGACAATTTATGTAATGCTGCTTGCCAAACGTGTAATCAAAATTTAAGCACTAGGATAGGCAGTTTAACGGGCCCAGGATTTCCTATAATTAATAACACGGATCAATTCTGGCTATTGCCACAAGAACGAATTGTGCATTTGGATATCAATGGTGGCGAGCCTAGTTATAGTAAAAACTATAAGAAATTATTAAAAAATTTACCACCTAATCTTAAAACATTACGGCTTAATACAAATTGTAGCACTATATTAACTGAGTTAATTGATATAGCCAATCGTGGTATCAAAGTTACAGTTACAGCAAGTTGTGATGGGATAGGTGCAGTTCATGATTTTGTGCGATGGCCTGTACCTTGGCAGGATTTTTATAACAATTTAATGACATATAAAACAATGCCAGTGGCATTAAATTTATGGACAACTATTAGTGTATTGAATGTCGACGACTTGCCTAACATTCAAAAATTTGCACAAGAACACAATATCGATCACAGTTATGCTTACTTAAAAACACCCTTTGAGTTGAGTGTTGATAATACAGACGTTCGTGCCAGAGATGCATATATAGAAAAACAAAAACAACTACGGGGTATAGTATGAAAATAGCAATTACTGGGCACACCGCAGGTATAGGTCAAGCACTAGCCAAAGAATATCAACTCAATGGCCATGAAATAGTTGGGCTTAGTCAGCGCGAAGGCAACAATATTCGTAATACGCCTAAAATTTGTGATCAAATTGAATCTTGTGATATGTTTATAAACAACGCACAAGCCGGGTATGCACAAACAGAATTACTATTCGAAATGGCCAATCGTTGGCAAGGAACTAAAAAACATATCATAGTAATTTCAACCATGATGACTCAAGAGCCAGTGTCGTTATTAAATGAGTTAGGTATGGATCATTATCGTTTACAAAAAGTTACACTTGAAGAAGCGGTGTGTCAACTACGGCATCGTAAACTTAAAGTAAAGATTACCATAGTTCGCCCTGGCGACATTGCTACTAACCCTGACAAAACAGTACCCCCGTCGGCTGATGTCGATAACTGGGCTAGAACATTGTTAAATTTATTCAATTTGGCCAAGAATAATAATTTAACAATTCCAGAAATATCATTGGGACCATTGAACCAATGAATCCAAAAGATGTCCTAACAAATAAACATTTTTGTCCTATGCCATGGACAGGATTAATGTATAACTTTGATGGTAAAGTAAAAAATTGTATTCGTAGTGATACCGCAACCGGCGGTCTAGGTAATATCAAAGACAACACCATTGAAGAAATATTACTAGGCACCACAAACGTAACCAAACAAACAAATATAACCAATAACAAACCAGCCGCCGGCTGTCATACTTGTTATGATTTAGAACATGGCAAAGAAGGATTTGATATTATCAGCGATCGAATTTTCTATATAAGAGAATTTAAAAAAACGCCGCTGAACACTTATCGTCCTAACAATTTTGATTTACAAACTATTGATGTGCGCTGGACTAACTTGTGCAATTTTTCCTGTGTATATTGTAGTCCCGAATTCAGTAGTAAATGGGCAGATGAGTTGGGCAAAAAAATAGAACAACCAACTGAACAACAACAAAAAGATTTCAAAGAATATATCTATAAACACGCCCGTCAACTAAAACATGTTTATCTAGCCGGCGGCGAGCCGCTGTTAATGAAAGAAAATTTAGAACTACTTCGACAATTAAACCCTGATGTTAATTTAAGAATAAACACCAATCTTAGCAAAGTTGATACCGGAGTGTTTGATGCTGTGTGTGGTTTTAAAAATGTTCATTGGACAGTGAGTGCAGAAACCATAGAAGATGAATTTGAATACATACGTTTTGGTGGAAAGTGGCAGGATTTTTTAGAGAACCTAAACACAATTAGAAAACTTGATCACAAGATAAGTTTTAACATGTTATGGTTTCTGTTAAATTATGATAGCGTCTTTGGATATGTGGATTACCTCAAAGGTTTAGGATTTCACAATAATAGCTTTATTATCGGAGCACTTGTAACTCCAGATCACCTAAACATTAGACATTTACCGGAAAATGTGTTAAACTCGTTAAAGTTAAAATTACAATCAAAGATCGACGAAAATCCAGGATATCTGCTTGAAGATAGTTATCGTAATATGTTACATTATATTGCACAACCGGTTGAAAAGAATTTAACAAATTCATTTGAACAACTAGCAACAATGGATCAACGGCGTGGAGTAGACAGCAGTAAAATTTTTACAGAATTATACAAACTTAAAGAAGGAAAATAATCATGGCAAAACCATTTGACATCAGCAAGTTCCGCAAGGACATCACCAAAAGTATTGAAGGCCTAAGCATCGGTTTCAACGACCCTACTGATTGGATTAGCACAGGCAACTTTGCCTTGAACTATCTTATCAGCGGAGACTTTAACCGAGGTATCCCACTGGGCAAGATTACAGTGTTTGCTGGTGAGTCTGGCGCAGGCAAGAGTTACATTTGTTCGGGTAACATTGTTAAGAACGCACAGGAACAAGGCATTTTTGTTATCCTAGTTGATACAGAAAACGCACTTGACGAAACATGGCTACATGCACTGGGCGTAGATACCGGTGCAGACAAGTTGCTTAAATTAAACATGTCAATGATTGATGATGTGGCCAAGGCTATTTCAACATTCATGATTGATTACAAAGCCCTGCCAGATGGTGAGCGTATGAAAGTGCTGTGGGTTATTGACTCATTGGGTATGTTGCTTACTCCAACTGACGTGAACCAATTTGAAGCAGGTGACATGAAAGGTGACATGGGTCGCAAGCCCAAAGCACTTACAAGTCTTGTTCGTAATTCAGTCAACATGTTTGGTGGTTACAATGTTGGAATGGTTTGTACGAACCATACCTATGCCAGCCAAGACATGTTTGATCCGGACGACAAAATATCAGGCGGTCAAGGCTTTATCTATGCAAGCAGTATTGTGGTTGCCATGAAGAAAATGAAGCTCAAGGAAGACGAAGAAGGCAACAAGATCAGTGAAGTAATGGGTATCCGTGCTGGATGTAAGGTAATGAAAACTCGTTACGCAAAACCATTTGAAGGTATGCAAGTCAAGATTCCTTATGAAACAGGTATGAATCCCTACAGTGGTTTGACTGATCTTGCAGAGAAAAAAGGTATCCTTAAGAAAGATGGCAATCGTTTGATGTTTGTCACCAGCGAAGGCGAGATAATTAAGCAGTTCCGCAAGGCTTGGGAATCAAACGAAGATGGTTGCTTGGACAAAGTCATGACAGATTTTAAAAACCAGAAAGAAACAGTAACCACTGAAGAAACAGCAACAGAGGAATAACAATGACAGTTGAATTAGCAAATGAAATTTGGTCAGAGCTTAAACGGTATGTCAACACAGTGGATCGCGATGACGCAGCAGAAACATTGGTATCGGTGTTGATTG